ATATCGATGTCTACTTCATCCGACGCCTCAATCTCAACCTTTAGGTGCTGCTCTTGTTCCTTTTCCTTTTTATCGGGGTCGGGAAACTCGTATTCCAGCTTTTCGAATGGCATGTTAATTCCTTTTAAGCACGTGAAACACCGCGTGGGTCAGTAACAACGGCTTCGATAGAGTCATCGTTCATAAGGCGATACTCAAGACCATTGAATCTGAACCGTGTGCCGGTATTAGCACGGAACATCACATAATCCCCGGCTTTACACCAAGGACCTTCGGGGTACCGATCTTTGTCCGTATAGGCTTGACTGCCCATATCCAACACCAATCCCACGATCGACAAGATTTGTTCTTCGTGTTTAGTTCTATCTGCCTTTACGATCCCAGACTCGTAAGTTTCTTCAATCTTCGGTAGTGCAATAAGCAACCTATATCCAACTGGAATAGGAAGTTGTGCTTCCATCTCTTCATCAGTTACAGGAGTTTCTTGAGCCATTTCAGTCATCGTCATCTTCCATATTTTTAGCAAGGTCTTGTACTTCCCTACGTGCGATCGCTAGACCGTGAATTACGCCGCACAATTCTTTATACTTCGCAAAATCCACACACGTACCGGCCATTAAGGTCTCGGTAGTGATCTGAATTTGGTCGTCAATCTTTTCTTTCAACACACTAAAAACGGTTTTAGCCATGATTATTGCCCTGAGTTAGAAGGTTTTTTCGGTGTAGCCAATACTTTGGCAGCGTCAAGTTGCAGGCGTTTATCTGCCTGACGTTCTTGAGACTGAACACGCATACCTTCCTTCTGTGCTTCAATTTGTACGCGCTGTTGGTCGAGACCAAGTTTTTGCATCGCCAGTTGTAAATCCGATTTGTCTTTCTGTGCCTTACGTTGTACTTCCGCCTGCTTGATCTGCAATTCAGCTTGCTGCATCTGAATGAGTGGGTCTTGCGCTTGCTGCTGCGCTTGCTGCTGTGCTGCTTCTTGTTGATGCTGCGCGGTGAGTTGTTTACCTGCATCCGCAACGAGGCGTGCCAACTGAACTTCAATCTCTTCTGGCAACTCTTCGTTCGGTGGAGGTAACGGTGCACCGAGTTGTTCTTCAATCTTGCTACGATAGTTAAACGCTACGTGCTCTGCCATGTGTGCGTGGAGTGCACCCATCATCTGCTGCGCCATCGGGTTCTGACCCATAGTCTGCGCAATCATCGGGTCCTGCATAAACGACATGTGCGTAGCTAGGTGCGCCTCGTGATCTTGTGTGATAAACGCTTTAACCGGCTTGCCAATCAGCACAGCCATGTTCTCGGACACTGGATCAACCGGCAACTGATCTTCTGTTATCGGTACCAACTTATCTGCGTTCTTTATACCCAACACCTCCAACATCTGACGATGTAGCTGCGGTAAGTTATAAATCTGCGGAGCCTGCTGCGCCATCTGGAGTGCTGCCTGATACTGGACAACACGTTGTGCCATTGTGCTGCTGTTAGGATCACTAACAGGGATCACGTCCACCATGTCATAGTCGGCCTGCTTGACCTGACGTGTGTCATCACCATCGGGGTCGTAGTCGTAATCTTCTGGTGTGTAGTCGCGGATGATTACTTTTAAGAGCTTGAACTCCTGCTTCATCGCAAAGTGCACCCGCGCCTGCACCGCTGCCATCGGCTTTAACGTGCGCTCCAACAGGGCGAGAGTCGTACCGACCGGTGCGTTAGCACTCATGTCGGAGATGTTCATGTCACTTATAGCCCCCAGACGACGACCTTCTTCTGTGATCTGGTTTAACAACGCCAACAGTGTCTGACTCGGCTCCTTGTACGGGAGCAACATCACGTTGTCTTTAATCGCTCCGCTCGGCACATCCACATCTCTAAACTCACCCGGCGCAATCGGCGTGTCGTCTTCTTTAATACGCAGACCACGAGATTTCAGACCACCCGGCAAGTTAGCCAGCGTACCTGCATCCACCAACTGACGAATAATGGAAGTACCTGCGCGTGCGTAACCGCCAATGATGTGGATCAAGCCTAGACCGTAGAAACCAAAACCCGGCACATATACATAGTGCACAAAATGCTGGCGCTTCAACTCTAGTGGGTCTTCGGGGTTCCAGTTACGGCGAATAGCGAGTACGGTAGACGTACCTTTTTCGATTGTTACAACGTACGGTTTAGCAAGGCCAGCATCATCCTCGTCCTCGTCGTCGATACCATCAATAGTTAAGTCTGCGTGTATTTCGTAGATCGCATAGCGGTCATCATCAGTTAGCGTAAAGCCGCCTTCTTCTGCTTTTTTCTTCTCGATGTCGGTGTGGAACGATAACGGGTCGCCTAAGTCCACATCTCTATAGAAGCCGCTTGCTTGTAGCTTCTTGACTTCATTCTCAGTCTTACGCATGATGTGTGTGACACGCTCTGCGGACTCAATATGGGACGCACCATAAGGCACGATTACGTCTTCTGCTGGAATGTAAATAGATACTTGTCGCCCAATACTCGGGTCGAAATAAACTTTTTTAAACGCCGAGCCAGCTAGACCCAGCGAGTACAGCATCCGTTCATGTTCTGGGCGATACTCGACCATCTCTTCGGTCAGCTTATAGTTCATGTCGTTCTGGACACGCTCCGCAGCCTTCTCTTTATCCCGCGTGATAGCGCCGATAATCTTGGTCTTTACAGGACCCGCCGCAGGGAATGTCTCCGACATAGCTTCTGCTTGGAACCGGATAGCTGCTTCAGCCAACACCGTCGAGTACACACCGCACGCATCATCCCAAGGATCGGTACGCTCTTCGTACTTCATACCTAGTACTTCAAGACCCTTGACGAATGTATCCGCCCAATCTTTCCGTGCGTGGATGTCCGCCTCGACCATCTCAATCAAGTCGCTTGCCAACTCGTCCATCTCGCCTTCGTCCATAGTCTCCGCTAAGTTAGCGTCAAACTCGTTCTCACCTTCGGCGTTAGTCTTGTTGTCAGGAATTAACGTAATCTCAACGCTACCATCGTCAAGCGTCACCATCTCGGGGTTAACGATATCAATCTCTAACCCTTCTTCCTGCCCCCCTGCACCCAGACTATCAATCCCTTGCGGCGCGGCGTATACACCTTTACTCATGCTGTTCGTTGCCATAATTAACCCTTAGTAATATGCACCGCGTTTCCGCTTAAAATATCTAATGTCTTCTGCTTCGTCTGTCGGCAGTCGGATGAACCCACCCTGCCTAAACCGCATGAGCGCCATGACCGTGGCATCAACTAAGTCATCGTTAGACATGAACGGGAACCCCGCCACCTCCTCGACCACCTCTTCTGCCCACCGCGTCTCCGGTACCCACACCAGCCCCGATTGCACAATGTCTGCAACCGAGTTCAACCGTGCCATCTTGTCGCCACTCCCCCTGTGGGGCGTGTACTCCTGAACAAGTATACCCATCCTACGTAACTCTTGATACAGCGCCGCACCGTTAGACTTCTTCTCCACAATAAACGCGTCCGGCTCCCACTCCTCGTACTCCTCCATCGCCAGCTTTTTTAGCTCTGGAAACTCAATCCGCTTCTTGATCGCATTAAGCAAGATTATGTGGTGTGCACTTTTCTCCTCATTATAGAACACACCCCAAGTTGTTAACGCTGTGAAGTCGGCTCGGTTATGGGATTCCGCTGCCGCGTCGAGCGACATAATTAAGTACTCACATTTCGGGGCGTCTTCCTTCTTCCAGATATTCCACCACTCCCGCTTAACAATAGCCGCTTCTTCAGTCGTTGGCTGTTGCTGGTACTGAGAGTTCCACTGAAACACCGGCATTGACGCTTTGGTACGGAGCAGCGCCGCCATGTCAAAAAACTCAGGCCACAAGGGCTTCTGCGTAGTCTTACCCGACTTATCTTTACTCTCAATAATGGCTGGAAACTCAACGACGTTGTACTGGTCAGCCTCTGGGTTACGCCCCATGTCGCGGGTTACGCGCCCTGTCAGGTCGTCTAAGTGCCACCTAGTTTGTACAATAGCAACCCTACCACCCGGCATCAGACGAGTACGTGCACCGTACGTAAACCACTCATACGCCTTGTCGAACACATCGAAGTTACCGTTAATGATGTCCTGCTCGTTGTGCGGATCGTCCACTAATAATAAGTCAGCACCACGACCGGCCAAAGCCGAGCCAACACCACAAGCGAAGTATTCGCCGCCTACATTTGTGTTCCACCGACCGGCACTCTTAGAGTCGATAGCTAGACGTACCGTAGGAAATATCTTCTTGTACTCTTCCGTATCAATAATGTTACGTACCTTGCGTCCAAAGTCCACGGCCAGATCAGTGGTGTGGGACACCATCAGTACCTTCTTATTAGGAAACCTGCCCAAGAACCAAGCCGGGAAATAGATAGATACAAGCTGGGACTTACCGTGACGCGGTGGCATGTTCACACAAACGCGATCTTCCTTACCGTCGGCGATGTCCATCAACAAGTTAGCCAGTATCCGGTGGTGTTTACCTACCTTATAGTCGGACTGCATGGCCTTACAGAATTCAATTAGATCGTTCCTAGCCGCGTTTGATGCCTTACGTTCTGCCAAAGTTTCGGTGATTTCCAGCAATTCTTGGCGTTCTGTATCGTCAAACAGGTCAATATTGGATAAAAGCAGATCAATATCCGCATCATCCATACTATCCATGTCCAAAAGTACGCCCATTACGAGGTTTCTTCCTGTGTTTCAGGCTTTTCTTCCGGCAATATCCCTAGTTCTGCCAATTCGTCGCTAATATCTACCGTGTTTTTACCTAATTCTGTGATTTCCACGTCTTCTACGGTACTTGGCTGCGTTTTTTCCCGCAATTGCTGCAGTTTTTCACGCAAAGTGAGCTTTAAATCCTCTGTAGAGCGGTGGGTTACTGTCACTTCAGACCGTTCTGTGAACAATCCCACGTCAGACATCTTGCCCAGTAGCTCTAACGCCTTAATACGTACCCGTGGGTCGGCGTTCTGGGTCTCAAGAATGAGCTTGTTAGTAACTAGGTGGCGAATCTGTACCGCGTTCTTAACTACGATGTGGCTAAAGTCTTTAAGAATCTCATGTACGCCGTAAAGGGCGGCAGGGGTCAGACCAGATAGCCGAGTGGTAGTTAACGCTTGATTGGTCTTCTCTTCATCTGCGGCGAACGCGTCAATAACCGCCTGTATATTAGTACGGTCAGTTTGCGTAGGGTCGAGAACACTGGGCGGTAAGCCGTTCTCTATGAGGATGTTGATCGTTTCACATGCAGCGGCTGCACGTTCCTGTAAACCTGCGAACGTATCCATGCCGTCGAACGGTAAGGCAACACCCGTATCTGGGGTACAAGTAATCATAGTAATGTGCGCAAACACAGCGTGGCTGTATCGAAGACCTGAACATACCATAAAATAAAAATAAAGCAAGGGGTGGTAAAACATGAGATACAAAAAATAAAATAAACGGGGGGTACTAAAAAAACAAGGGGGGCCTATTTCTGTACCGAGGGGGTGGGGTCAACGAGATGTTATTTTAATAACGAAGGGGGTGGGGGGTTTAAAGTGCGATTCTATTTTGTTAAGTTTCTTTTAAAGGTTTAAAGTGCGATTCATTTGTCTGTAATAGTAGTCCTTCGGACTACCGGAGTCCCGTTGCCCACAAAGGGGGGTCGGGGTGTAGTGGGGTCAACCATGCCTGATTTTGCCCGTTTTGTTATACAGCGGTATAACATGGCATCACATTAAAACATGTTAGGGCTTGACATCGGATAGTAAATGGCGCATAATTCATTCATCGGATCGAAACCCAAACGCGGTTTACGACGATACATTTAAGAGGTGACACAATGGCAAACGCAATCACGATGATCGACGCAAACACAGCAACCGCACTGAAGGATGCACTCAAGGCTGAAGGTGCAACAAAAACCAAATGGACAAAGGCTACTGATCTACTGATAGCGCAAGGCATCACAAGCAAGTTACTGGAAACGCGCAAAGATGGTGAGAACGATAAGCTGCGTACACAAGTTAAAGCATTGATCGTGACCACGTTCGACGCAGCAAAGCAGGCGGTATTATTGAAGGAAACGAAATCACTGGATACCGAAGGCAAAAAATTCAAACGCGAAACCACGCAGGAAATTGGCCGCTACATGTCATTGATTGAAGGCAAACTGAAAAAAGCCGAAGCCGAAGCAAACCCGAAAACAAAAGAGGAACTCGAAGCCGAAGCGGCGGAAAGTACAAAAACGGAAATGCAAAAGATTCAGGCATTACTTGATGATGTACTGAAAAAGGTGCAAAAACTCGAAGCGCCTTCGTTCGACGTGGCACAAGTGGTAAAAAATGTTAAGGCAATCAAAGGATCGATGCCTTCGGTCTAATCGGCGAAACAAGGGAACCCGCGAAAGCGGGTTTTCTCTCAAACTTTTTAAGGTAAACAAAATGCTATTTAAATCTGATTCGGTTTTGCTTAAATTAATTTGCTTCATTTCCTCCCCAACAATGTACCTGCCAAGTTTAATCCCGCTTCGAATCGAATCGGCGAGAGTCGGACAAGATACTACATCGTTTGTTATCGTAAAATTCAAATAGTCCTCCCGTCCCAATCGACCCTGCGAAAGCGGGGTTTTTTTTCGTCCTCATTTTTGTTTTTGATTCTGTTATTTGTTATACAACTGTATAACATTTGATGCC